AGCATGAAATAATATTGCACGCCCAGACATGCTGGTAATACCAAAGATAATACAGTCTTCCACTTCGCCTTTATGTTTTTTAAGATCATATAAATACTCCCTTTTTATTTGCGCGTATTGTACAGGAATATTTGCGTTTAAGTAAGCCATAATTTATCACTTTATACTGCCCCAATTAGGGCCATGTTCACAATCTACTTTGTTGTTTATTTCTAACTTAATAGCTTGTTCCATTGTTTCTTGGACCGTGGTCCGTGTTTCTTGATCCTTAATTGATACACAAAGCTCATCGTGTATTTGTATGTGGGGCACTATACCTTTTTTATACAAGTCTACCATTGCCTTTTTTGTCATATCTGCTGCTGATCCTTGTACCAATCTATTTAATGCTTTGTATGTAAATGCTCTAGTATAATGTTTTTCAAAATGTTCACATTCAGGATCTGTTAATTTACCATATTTTGTTGTTTGCTCTAATTTATAACCATCCATAGCTTCTTCTTCTGTAGGATAAAGTTTTACTTCAGTAAAACGATTAGTTTCAGGGTTCCACTCTTTGTCTCTGCTTTCCCATTTTTCAAAACGACAAAACCTATCTCCTAATGTAAATAACAATCCCTCATTACTTGCAAATTCTGAAAGATCTTGAGACAACTGTCGAACAAAGGGAACTTTAGCATGGTAAGTATTAAATAGAGTTCTTGCTTTTTGTGAGTCTAAATTTAATTCTTTTTGTAATTTTAATTTACCCATGCCATAAAACAAACCAAGATTAATTGTCTTTGCTTGTTTTCTAGGTATATTTGCCATGTCTGCAACTATTTGATGAAAGTCAGCATCTTCTTTATCAAATTCTTTTTGTAAATCTTCAGTCCCGGCCATACCTAATTTAATAGCATAGTGCACCACAATACGTGGTTCTTGTTGACTATAGTCAAAACTGTACCACTCACTGCCTGTTTCAGGAATAAATAGTTCTCTCATTTTTTTACCTATGTAACCTTTAGAAGGGATCTGTTGTAAGTTTGGATTACTCATAGAAAATCTGCCAGTCACAGTTCCCCCATGCTCTCCTCTAATTTGATTTATATCAGCGTGTATTCTTCCATTGTGTACAAACCCTAATAGTCCTTCTACAAAAGTATTTTTAGCTTTGTCACATTCTCTAGCTTTAGCTACAAATCTTAAAAATCTATTTTTATGTTTCTTTAAATAATCTCCTGGAAGTTGTGGCATTCCAGACTTAGGTGTTTTTTTATAATCTTCAATTTTTTGATTATCTAAAAGATTTTTTAATGATGAAGCTGCCCAAATTTGTACTTCTACACCGGTCCTAGCTTTTATTATTTTAATTAAATTATCTTTACGTTTCTCTAAACGTTTACCAAATACTTTAGCTTTTTCGACATCAATTTTAACGCCTTTAAATTTCATGTCAACCAGACAAGGGAATAATTTTGTTTCTAATTCAAATATACTTCTTGAAGTTTTTTCAACATTATCTTCTGGTTTAATGTATAATACTTCGTCAAGTTTTTGATCAAACAGTTTCCATAATTTTAAAGTTAAATCGACGTCTTGTTTTGCATAGTCTTTTACAAGAGATGCAGGTAATTTGTTCATATTACTCATTGGATCTTTAATATTTCCATTTGACCAGGCAAGAGTTTTTTCTTGTAGATCATACCCACCTTTTCTTTCTTTTAAAAAATCTTTAGACAAAGAATCTAATGAATATTTAAATCTATTTTCATCAATTACAGAAGCTGCAATCATCGTATCTACAATACGACCTTTCATTTTTTTACCTGTTACAGCCCTGATCCAACACACGTCGTACATTGCATTGTGAAATACTTTTGTAATTTTTTCATTTTGAAATAATTTTTCATCTAAAACTTCCCATAATTTTAATTTTTTATCTAAAGATAAATGCGTATCAGAATGACTAAGTGGAAAATAAACAGTATCTTTTCCTGTTGCAATTGCAACTCCACATACATAACCATCTCCTCTTATAGCACCTAGACCTTTTGTTTTTAAATTAGGATCATAAGTTTCTAAGTCAACTGCAACTGTAGTTATACCATCTAAGTCTAAATCTTCTGGTGTCTTACACATTGTAATCCCTTTCTAATATCATTTGTAAATAATGTATTGCTTTCTTTATATCTTCTTGCTTCCCCTTGTGCGGATGCCTGCATATATATTTTATAGCATTCCCCTCTGCAAAAAGCAATTTGTTTTCATTTATAAATTCTGCAGGTTGAATTTTAAAATTTTTATAATGTTTTCCTCCAACCTGTTTTTCTAAACACTCATACTCCGCACCTTTAAATATACTTTTATCTGTCATGTTTTCTCCCTAATGTGTATCTGTCTTGTGATGCTATAGTCCAGCAATCAAATCTGCCTCTACTATATGCTACATATTTTAAACGTAATTGAGTAAAATAATCTTCTTTTCTAGTGCAAGTTTCATCAACTATTACATTGTCGTAAGTCTGCCCTTTAACTTTATGTATGTTTCCATAGTAGATTCTTGTGTCTCCTTCGGTATCTACACCTTGTCTAATTAAACTGTTTATGTATTTAATTTTTTCTTCATCTGTTTTTGATTTAATCCTTGTGTGATAAAAGTCAGTAAAATCAAGGCTTTCTGCACGTAAATATTTTTTTTCTATTAACTGATGAATAGAATAATCTTCGTTTCTCCACTCCTCAAAGGTTGATTCTCCTTTACCTCTTACAATAACTTGTTGACCCATGTATGTCCAAAATTCTTTTATTTGTTTTAAAGACATTTTTTTTCCTTTTACAAACTCCGGCCAATTTTTATGACATCTTATTTCTTTTTTAGAAACATAAGGATCACTACCTACGTGACAAAACTCTACCCCATGATAGTATAAAAAATTTCTTGCCCATTTTCCAGAAGGTGTACCTCTGTAAGTAAATAAAAAAGTTTCTTTTGTGTTTTTTATTTTATCTAGTAATACTTCCATAGCTGAACAATCTGTGGTAAGACTTGGTAAATAATAACGATTTCCAATAACATCTTTTGCAGGTTTCCAAATTCTTTCATACCCATAATGATCCCATATTGGTTGTATTATTTCCTTACACAATTTATTTATTGTCTCTCCGCATCTAAGACCATCTTCTAATTGTTCTGCATCTTTAGAAAGTTTATGAAAATAATCTGCGTTAGCACCAGCAAATTCAAAAATTGTTTGATCTGCGTCTCCTACCATGTAGTATTCTTTTACATTTGTAGACATTTTTTCTAATGCTTTTAATTGTGGAATGTTACTATCTTGAGCCTCATCAACTATTAAAACATCAATATCAGGATCAACTGCGTTATTTATAAAATCTGCTATCATGTCATCATAATCACACATTTGATTAACTTTTTTGTAGTTGTCATATACTTCTTTCATTTCAGTAATCATTCTAAAATTATTATAAGGGTGATAAATAGAACTAGTCTCTCTTAAAGAATTCCAATGCTCTTTAATTGTTTTTCCTTGTCCAAAAGCATCATTTAAAAATTTAAAAAATTTATGTTTACTATTATTAAATTCTGACGGAGTTGTCCTTTGTGCTTTAAAACCACTATTTTCTGCACACAGATTAAGATAATCTGCATAACTTATTAATTCTTTTTTTAATAACTTGCTTCTACAAAAAGCATGTATGGTGCATATTTTATATTTAAAAAATTTCTTTCTTAAACCTCTTTCTATCATCTCTGGCAGTTTCAATATCGCATCTCTTAACTCTTCTGCAGCTACCTTTGTGTGTGATAACATTATTATTTTTTCTGGGTCGTAGTTTTTTAATAATTCTTTGTATTTTTCTATTAAAAATATGTGAGTCTTACCTGTACCTGGAGGACCCGATACAAATTTAGGAGTTTTCATGTGTTAATATCCTTTCTTCTATTTCTTGAGCTTCTCCTTCTATGATCAAATGATCCTTGTTTATATTATAGTTATCTATTTTATAAGAAGGGCAAGACTGTTCTTTATATTTACCTCTGTATCTTTTAGCTCTTAAAACACGCTTACATTTTAAAACAAGGTCTACTCTTGCTAAAGTTACTCTTTTTTCAGCTAAAAATTCATCAAATTTATTTAAATTAAATTCTAAACTACTATTTTTCATATTAAAATATGGCATATTAAAATCTGCTAATTCTTTTTTATCTGTGTAAGCTTTAAATTTATCAATAAAAGATTCAAACCAACCTATGAATCTTACATCTTCACTAGACTCAGGATCATAATCTTGTGATTTAGTTCTTGCTTGAAACTTTGCTATCATCATTTTATCAAAATCCATTTCTTTCATAAAAGGTAAAAAAACAGCTGCTTGTCTCATTACTTCATCATAAAAAATTTTCTTTTTCATCAACTGCGGTCCTTCTACAGTTATGTCTGTTTCTATTTTTTTACCATCTTCTATTGAATAAATTTTTACAAAATATCTATCACTACCATACTCAACTATATCACCTATATGCTCTTGTATTTCTTCACTATTATTTTTGATACCTATCCAATTAAATAATTTTGTAATATCTTTTTTATCTACATTTAAAACTTCTGCTAATTTTGGAATACCATATTGTTTCTCTGCTTTTTTTACTGTGGTACCTTTTTGATTACGTTTGTCTGCTTCGGTGTCGTTTGCTTCAATAGCAATGTTATAAACAAAGCTATCTATTTCTTCTGTTGTCCAGTCTGTGTTTTTAATTAAGGTTCCAGCTATAGCTGTACAGTAAACATCTCTAGATCCTGCAGAAGGATATATAATTGTTAAAGCAGTAGATAAAGCAATCTTACTGACATCAACTACTACATTACCGCTGTATTCATGAATACTATTAAAATGTGACCACTCAACTGTTTCTCCATTATCATCATAAGGAGATTCTGGAATTATAGTGTATCTTTCTTTACCACTTCTTAACTCACAAAGAGTAGCGCCATGTGGAAATTTTTCAAAGTTTTTTTCAAAACTCTTTGGAAGTATGTATTGTATAAATTTACTAGAACCTTTCCAAAGGTAGTGACTGTTAGGATTGTTTCTTCTACCATAAATTGCTCCGCAATCTTTTAAATAATGTGTTATAAATCTTTTAACTACAGGATTGTCTATATCTAAATCAACGTGTTGATCTAATCTTAATGCTATTTGTGCTTTTGAGTGATTGTTTTTCCATTCTTCTTTCGTTAAAGTAAAATCTTCTTTCTTCCAACTGACCCTGGCTTTCTTTTGATCAGTGGGTATTATTACGTACCTAAGATCTAACCAATCTTCATACGTAACAGGACTTTTATTTATCTCATTATTCATAAATTAAAATGGGCATCTCTACTCTCGCTTTGATGCCCATTACCTAGGATACTATAAATTTAAAGATTTTTTAGTTTCTTCTTGAGATTCATGTTTCACTTCAACTGCACCTTTACCAACTTGTTCAGCAAAAGATTTTGCAATTCCGTAAACACCTTGGTCTTTAACAGGACCAACTTTAGATACTTCCCAACCAAACCATGTTCCTTTGTCATTTGACATCTGAACGGTTTTTAGATTGTAAATGTGGCTATATGTTGGCGGAGTAAACAAACCAGTTTTACCCTGCAATTTAATTCCCATCATAATGGAATTCCATTTACGACTAATCTTTAATTGAGTAGCCTTCATAGATATTAAAGCAGTTTGTGGTGAATCACCTAACACTACTACATAATGGTTTGCAGTATTGTCAATGTAATTACCATTTGGTAATCTATCTTTGTAAGATTTATCACGAGTAGTTTGACTCATAATATCAGAATTAGCATCGTGGATTGCAACGGGTGCACCAGCGCCTGCTCCTCTGTCTTGCCATTCTATTAATTTTCTTTCATAGAATACAGGCAATATATCTATTCCTTTAGTTCCATCATAAAGTTCATTTGTAACACTGTTAATAATCATGCCTGGTTCAGCATCTTTAACATATCTTGAATGTACTTTATTTACTTCAGGAGATAGTTGTCCTAATACTTTCAGAAAAGGTAATGCAAGATCTTCTTGCGTCATATTCTGAGAGCCTTTTTCTGCATCAGCTTCAAACATGTTGACTGCTAATGCACCTTCTTCTTTTTTAGTTACTTGGTTCATTGTTATTGTTTCCTTTTTATTGTTGTTTTATTTCCAACGAATACGTTGAAAAGTTCAGTAGGCATTTCTTTGCCGTTTTCTAATCGCTCCCGAACTAGCGCTTTTAGAGTCATGGGCTCAACCTTCAACTTTTGTGTTGGTTGATACCCACGCTCTGATGCAAGGTTCGCATAATCAGCGGCCTTGGTATCTTCGTTACGCCCAAATGATACGGATATCTCATTTTTGATTATATCACCTAGGTTATTGTCTCGAAGCCATTGAAATGCAGCATCTCTATTTGCAATAGTTATGCTCGCACTATAATTTGGTTTAACATCTATCGAAGATCCGTCCATAAGTTTTAAATGAGATAAACCCATTTCTGCCATCATGGTAGGAATTACTTCTCCTGACAAATGTTCAAAATCTTTTTTCTTTTGTTTAAGATTTTTTTCTATTGATTCTATATCTTGATCTAGAGTATTTAACTTTTGTACTTGATCAGCTAGTGACTGAATATTTTCTGTTTTACTAAGGACTTCAGTCTGATCCTGTTCAAAATTTATGTTACTCATCTATCTTTCCTCTTTCATATAAGTTTATATCGATGGAATAGTATTTTCTTTCTTGCTTGTCCCACTTCAATAGGTTGTATTTTCCGTTAGTTATATCAGAAACTATAGAACACGCTACACCTATAATTGCAGGATCACCTGTCAATAATAAATAATCTTTAGTTCTATACTTTGCTAATTCTTTTCTTAATTTAAAAATAAGTGGACCTGGTGAAAAAATTATTTGTGAAAGTTCTGGTAATAGAAATTTAAATTTTCCATATTCAGATGCACCCATAATATTTATTTTAGGTCTACCTTCTTGTGTTCCTGGTATTTCTTGAATAACATAAACAATAGAGGGTTCACTTTTTTTATTTATATCTTCGTACTTAATTACTTTTTCTTTCATGCTTGACAATATAGTTATTAATGTTACCTTGTCAACTAGAAAGAAGAAAAATTATGAACTATAAATTTAAAACTAAACCTTACGCACATCAAATGACTGCGTTAGAAAAATCGTGGAACAAAGAAACTTATGCCTATTTTATGGAAATGGGTACAGGTAAAACAAAAGTATTAATAGACAATTTAGCTATGCTTTATGACAAAGGCAAAGTTAATGGTGCTTTGATTATTGCACCTAAAGGTGTTGTAGGAACTTGGTATGATAACGAATTACCAACACATTTACCAAGCCATATAGAGAATGTGACTGTTTTGTGGCAAGCAAATATTACTAAAAAACAACAAGAAAGTTTAGATAGTTTATTTTCTGAAGGTGAAGGTTTACATATTATAATAATGAACGTTGAAGCTTTTAGTACAAACAAAGGTAAAGACTTCGCAGCTAAATTTATGTCGTGTCATAACACGTTAATGGCTGTTGATGAATCAACTACTATTAAAACACCCACTGCCCAAAGAACTAAAAACATTATAAATTTGTCAAAAGACGCTAAGTATAGAAGAATTATGACAGGTTCTCCTGTTACTAAAAACCCATTAGATCTATACACTCAATGTGATTTTTTAAGTCCGTGGTTACTGGACTTTACATCATATTATTCTTTTA